TTCAAGGTATTGAGGTTCTGAGAGGATGATAAAAACAAATACTGCACAGGAGATACATCACCATATCTCCTCAAAACTATCTAGGGGTGCTTCTTATATTGATGCTCTTATAGAATATGCAAATGAGAATAATCTTGAAGTCGAATCTGTTGCTGAAATTGTAAAAAAGTCGCCGATAATCAAGGAAAAGGTGAGAGATGAAGCGACGAAAATGCGCATGGTGAAACGAGAGAAAAATGAATCAAAATTATGCTAATGAAAAATCATTTTCAGTATATATTGATTATTTGGCATTAAAAAGACATTTTACAACCAAATCATATGATTATCACAAATATAATGGCAAAGTAAAAACTTCATTTGACAAATTTCAGACAAGGAATGATTTGTTATTTTTCCATAAATTATCTCAGAAAAACGATAATCACAATATCATACTGTCAAATATGATAAAAAATCCTAATATATGGATCAGGGACCTTTGTGAAGAAGAATCACATGAAGTTTACCTTTCCTGGAAGAAAAGATTTGATGCATTCTCATATCATTTAAAGCAAGATTTGAATAAATTAGATGACAACTACAAAGCAAATTTTGCAATCCATAATGGGAATTATCCCCATCTGATGAATTTGTATCTACAGAAAAAGATATCTCTAGAAACATTTTCTATCTTGACAAATTCTTCCAATATATTTGAATATTGGGAGTCGCAAATGAATGATAAGATACTTTCGAAAGATATAATGGATCTTTCCAAAAAATATTTTCCATTCATTGAAAAAAATATTGGTAAAAAGTTTGTTTCAATCGTCAAAGAACACTTTTTCTGATATAAATAATATTGCCTTGTAAGAAAGAGGCAACAATTTCTATACATTGCAATACACAAAATATATTTAGTAATACTAAGGAGATACTATAATGACTACATCTTTTGACGCACTCAAAAAGAATCGCACAAAATCCCTGAATAAACTAACTGAACAGTTAGAAAAAATCAATTCAAAGGGATATTCAGACCCCAACGAAGGTAAATTTTGGAAGCCAACTCGCGACTCAGCGGGAAATGGATTTGCAATTATTCGTTTTCTCCCAGCACCAATGAATGAAGAAATGCCCTTTATTCGTATGTGGGATCATGGTTTCCAAGGACCGGGCGGCTGGTATATCGAAAATTCTTTGACTACTCTCGGTCAAGACGATCCTGTTTCGGAACACAATACGAAACTCTGGAACAGTGGTGTTGAATCTGACAAAGATATTGCTCGTAAGCAAAAACGCCGTCTACACTATGTCTCTAATATCTATGTCATTAAGGATTCTGCAAAGCCTGAAAATGAAGGAAAGGTATTCCTTTATAAGTATGGCAAGAAAATCTGGGACAAGCTAAATGATATGATGAATCCTTCTTTTGAAGATGAAGATCCTGTAAATGTCTTTGATTTTTGGGAAGGGGCAAACTTTCGCTTGAAAATTCGCCAGTTTGAAGGCTATGCAAATTACGATAAATCAGAATTTGATTCCCCAGAAGTTCTTTTTGATGATGACTCCAAGCTAGAGGAAATTTGGAAGCAGCAACATTCACTGCAAGAATTGCTAGACCCTAAAAATTTCAAAGGTTACGATGAGCTTAAAGCAAAACTTCACAGAGTTCTTGGGATCAATGAAGATACTTCAAATCGTTCCAATGCAACTCAAAAAGCAGAAGATGAAATTGATTCTGATTTAGATCTTTCCTCCATGGCAAAATCTGATCCAGAACCTACAATGAAAGAAGAATCAAGCCCTGCAATCTCGTCAGAAGATGATGACGATGATCTTGAATTCTTCAAGAGTCTTGCCAAGGACTAAAAATAGCGGGGGTTCTTAAATGGAACCCCCGACATTTCCCATAAAATTTAACAATCTTTAAATGCTAACAGTGTATGTTTAAGCATAGGAATGACATATGAAAAAGGAAAGTAAGGAAATCGACTTTGATTTCGGATTTTCCTTTATTGATGAAGAGATAGAATCAATAAAGGAAGATAATAAAAAATTGGGCGAGGAAGCAGGTACTGCGAAGGATTTGGAAGAAAGAATTGAAAGGCTATATGATTCAATTCTACCATTCCTGGATAATCTGTGCAAAAACCCAGAGAAATCCACTATCTACTGGCCAAATAGAGTAGATAAAATACAAGAATACAAGAAAAAATTAAAATCAATTGCAGAGGGTACTGATATATGAGTCTATTAGATAAGATGTTAAAATCGGGCAGCATTAAAGGCACTGCTGTCCTTTCAAAATCAAATTTTTTCAATCAAAAAGAAGTAATTTCAACTGAATTGCCGATTTTAAATATTGCATTTAGCGGATCATTGAATGGTGGTCTTCTACCTGGTTTGACAATTGTTGCGGGTGCTAGTAAGAGTTTTAAAACTATGCTCTCGCTTTACTGTATGAAAGCATATCTGGAAAAATACCCTGACGGGGTTGCACTACTATATGATTCTGAATTTGGTATTACTCCAGAATACTTGAAAAGCTTTAATATTGATATTGATAGAGTGATTCATATACCCATCGAAGACGTGGAAAAATTGAAATTTGATATTGTAAACCGACTAAGTGATATTGAAAAGAAAGACAACGTTTTCATTATGATTGATTCTGTCGGAAATCTTGCTTCTAAGAAAGAGGTCGAGGATGCCGAGAATGAAAAATCTGTGGCAGACATGTCAAGGGCAAAATCGCTAAAATCCCTTTTCAGAATTATTACACCACATCTAACCACGAAAAACATTCCTTGTGTGGCAGTTAATCACGTATATCAGGAAATTGGCTTATATCCGAAGGCAATCGTGTCTGGCGGATGTGTTGTTGCCGGCACTGAAATTCAAACACCAGAAGGCTTGAAAAAGGTGGAAGATTTTAGTGTAGGTGAATATGTAAATACACTGTCAGGGCCTCAAATTGTTACCCATACATGGAACCCAGATACTCTCGAAGAAGGGACTCCAGAATGTTACGAGATAACATTTGAAGACGGTCATACAGTTACAGTTTCTGATAGACATAAATTCTTAATAAACGGTAAATGGGTAGAGGCAAAGGACTTGACTACTGAAATGGTTTGCACTGTATTAGAAACCTAAAATTATAAATATTAATATCTTATGGTTATAATCAAGGATAATAATATGAATATAGTTTACAGAATAATTTTCAATAAAAGAAAAAAATCTAATATAATGCCGTTCATGTACATAGGATCAAAATCTAATGCGTCTATAGTGAACGGCATTATATACGACAAAAATGGCAATCCTTATTATGGTTCTTCATGTTACGAGAATTATTTAAAAATAGTTGAAGAAGATGATATATCAGTTGAAGTATTAGAAAAATTTGATGAATATGTAGATGCCTTAAATTACGAATCATCTATACAGAAAAAACTTGATGTAGTCGCTGATCCTGCATATTTTAATTTGGGTATTTCTACAGTAAATAATTTTAGCGATCCCAGATATGCTACTTACAAACATGTGATAACTGAGAAAACAGTTAGACTTCCCAGGGATCACCCAGCAGTGGAAAGAGGGGAATATGTTGGTGTCTCAAAGGGCGCCTCTCTCACGGAAGAACAAAGAAAAAAAATAGGTAGATCTGGTGAAAAAAATCCATTCTATGGGAAAAAACATTCAGAAGAATCTAGAAAAAAAATGTCAGAAGCTGCATTGGGTAGAGAAGTATCCGATGATAGAAAGGAATGGTTTATTGAAAATGTAGCCAAAGAGAAAAAAACAAAAGAACATCGTAAAAAAATTGGCAGAAAAAATTTAATAATGCTCAAAAATAAGGAAACGGGTGAATGTATAAGAATACATAGAGAAGATACTATAAATTACGATTTAGACTTGTGGATAAATCCATATAAGCTTTCTGACAAAAAAGCTGCTATAGGGAGCAGATGGATAACAGATGGAAGTATCAATAAAAAGATAAAAAAAGATGATGAAATACCGGATGGCTGGACATATGGCCGCACGTATACAGGATGGAATAAAAATAAAGGAAATGATTTATGAGAATTCAAGACATTAAAAAAGTTGGCAAAAAACCAGTTTATGATTTATCGGTTGGCGAGGTAGAACA